GAAAAAATTGAAATATTAATAAATTATAAAGGATTATGAATTTAGAAGCATTATTTAATGCGGTTATCGTTAAACCGGTAGAACAAAACGAAGAAATGTATGGATCTATTGTAGTACCAGATGTTGGTAAAGATAGGAATGAACATGGAATAGTAGTAGCAGTTGGACCTGGTTCATATACACATATGGGGAGTTTTGTAGACACAACTGTTAAAGTTGGAGATCAAGTAGTTCTTCCAACTCAAGGTTTTACAAAATTAGAACATGAAGGTGAAGAATTTTATGTTGGCCCTGAAAATCAAATTTTAGCTAGGGTTAGATCTACTATTGATGATATTTTAGGTGAAACTAAAGTAACTCCAGAAGAAGAAAAAGCTATTAATGAATTAAATATAGAAGAAAATGAGTAAATTAATTAAGTTTGGCCCTGAAGGAAGGGAAAAAATGGTTAAAGGTATTGACACTTTAGCAGATGCAGTTGTTTCAACATTAGGACCTAATGGTAGAAATGTTGCTATTCAACAACAACATGATCAAGTACAATCTACAAAAGATGGTGTAACTGTAGCAAAACATATTAAATTAAAAGAACCCTTTGAACAATTAGGAGTTAATTTAATTCAAAATGCTTCTATAAAGACAGCAGATAAGGCTGGAGATGGAACAACTACATCAACTTTATTAGCTAGAGAAATGATTCAACAAGGATTACAACATTTAAATAATGGTGCTAACGCTGTTGAAATTAAAAGAGGTATTGATATAGCTGTAAAACAAGTTGTTGATACATTAAGAAATAAATTATCAGAGGATATATCTTCAGAAGATCAATTAGAACAAGTAGCAACTATTTCTTCTAATAATGATGAAGAGATTGGTAAATTAATTTCAACAGCTATTGAAAAAGTAGGTACTGAAGGAGTAGTACATATTGAAGAATCAAAATCAGGTGAGACCTACTTAGAAACAGTAGAAGGTTTACAATTTGACAGAGGTTATAAATCTCCTTATTTCGTTACAGATAATAATACAATGACCAGTACATTAAGTGATGTAAGTATTTTAATTGCTGATCATAAATTTACTAATGTAAAAGAATTATTACCTATTTTGGAAGGTGTAGCAAAACAAGGTAAATCATTATTAATTATAGCTGAAGATATTGAACATGAAGCTTTAGCAACACTAATTGTAAATAAAGGAAGAGGTACATTAAGTGTATGTGCTGTAAAAGCTCCTGATTTTGGTGATAGAAGAAAATTAATTTTAGAAGATATTGCTATAATGACTGGAGGTCAAGTATTTGATAAAACTAAAGGAATGAAATTAGATAAATTTTCATGGGATTGGTTTGGCGAAGCTCGTACAGTTACTATTGGTAAGGATAAAACAACTATAATTGATGGTAAAGGTGACGAAGATTCAATTAATCAAAGAGTTGAAGAATTAGCTGCTCAAATTGAAGATTCATCAAGTGAATTTGAGCGTGAACAATTACAAAATAGATTAGCTAAAGTTTGTGGAGGTGTTTCAATTATTCATGTAGGTGGTCATAATGAAACTGAAATGAATGAAAAGAAAGATAGAGTAGATGATGCTTTACATGCTACTAAAGCGGCACAAGAAGAAGGTATTGTTGTTGGAGGTGGGGCTGCATTATTATATGCTAGAGAAGATATTCATGTTTGTAATATAGGCGCAGAAATAGTTTATAAATCATGTGGTAAACCATTTGAACAAATACTTATAAACGCGGGACATGACTCAGTTGGAGCTCAGATGATAGGCAAATATAAATTAGTTGATTCTGGAGATGATACATGGGCTGGATATGATATTAAAAATGATAAAATTGTTAATATGAAAGAAGCAGGTATTATTGATCCAACTAAAGTAACAAGAGTAGCATTAGAAAATGCAGCCTCAGTAGCAGGTACAGTATTACTTACAGAATGTATAGTGGTAAATGAACCTGTAGACCCTAAAAATGTAACAATTAATAATCCTTCGACACCTTACCCAGGTGCAGATATGATGTAATGGAAACAGTAATTAACGAACATAATGAATTAATAGCAATAAGAGTACCACCTGGAGACAGGTGGAAACTTGTTAGTGATCCAAAAAAACAAGTACATCCTACTTTAACTGATACTTTAGAAGCATTTTTACATAAAACAGGATTTAAAGGTGAATATAGATTAGATCCTATGGGAAGTAAGTTATATGCAATTCATGCAACTGAAGAAGAAGTAAAACCAAAAGAAGAAAAAATGTATTCTCTATATGGTGAATTTAGACAAGGAATTTAAGCTTGGAAAATTAAATAATATTTTGTATATTTAGGTTATGAAAGATCATGGGTTATTAGTAGAAAAATATCGTCCTATAAACATAGATAATTATGTAGGGAATGAAAATATTAAAAAATCAATATCAAATTATATAGGTCAAAATGATATTCAAAATTTAATATTCTACGGACCAGCAGGAACTGGTAAAACAACATTAGCTAAATTAATAGTAAAAAATATAGAATGTGACCACATTTATATTAATGCCTCAGATGAAAGAGGTATTGAAACTATTAGGGATAAAGTATCAGGTTTTGCTAGTGTAATGTCATTTAAACCACTTAAAGTAGTTATATTAGATGAAGCAGATTTTTTAACAATCCAAGCACAAGCTTCTTTAAGAAATGTAATTGAAACATTTTCTAGAACTACTCGTTTTATTTTAACCTGTAATTTTATTGAACGAATTATAGATCCTTTACAATCAAGGTGTCAAACATTAAAAATAGTTCCACCAAATAAATTAGATGTAGTAAATCATTTAATGAAAGTTGTACAAAAAGAAGGTATAAAATGTAGTGTAAGTGATTTGCAAGTAATTGCTGATAATAATTACCCTGATGTTCGTAAGATGCTTAATACAATACAAGTATCTACGCAAAAAGACCACTTAAAATTAGATAAAGATGCGTTAGTTTCTAATAACTATATGGTTAAAGTAGTTGAAGAATTATCTAAATCATCTCCTAAATTTAATGAGATAAGACAAATAATAGCTAATGCTAATGTTAAAGACTTTGAAGTATTCTATAGATTTTTATTTGATAATGCTTCAGAATATGCTGCTGGAAAAGAAGGCACAGTAGCAGTTCATATAAATGAATATAGTTTTCAATCTAACTTTAGAATAGATAAAGAAATAAACTGTATGGCCTTAATAAATCAATTAATAAATTTAAAATAATAAAAAATGAGTAATCCAAGTAACCCAGTAGGGCAACCAAATGTAAAATTATCAGATACAACGTCATTTGAAACACCAGATGGAAATAAAATATTTCAACAAGGAGTACTATTACGTAGTGTATCAAAATTTGTAGCAGGTACTGATGAAGACGCAGTTATGCCAATACCAGTATTTTTCTGTCCTGATACTAAGAAATTAGTAGGTTTAACTTTACCTCCTGAAATTAGAGAAGAGTATAAAGACGATTTAATCTAGAAATGCATCATTCCATAATGCATTTTATCTATGAAACTAAGGTTTTATATCCTGAGTTTTTTGAAGGTAAAAGATGGTTAGAAATAGGGTCTGGGAATTGTTATCCTTTAGCTAGATCACACTCTAAAAATTGTGAATGGATTGGAGTTGATATAGAAGAAGGTGAGAATGTTGATGTAGCATGTTTAGGACATCATTATCAAGATGATAAATTATTTGATGCTGTATGTGCTTTTGAAGTATTTGAACATGATCCTTACTATGATCTAACTGTTAAAAATATGATTAAACACTTAAAACCAGGTGGGTTATTTATAATGTCATGTGCTTATTTAGGAAGAGATGAACATGGTACAGATCATTCTTCAACACATGCTTCTCCATTTACATCTAAGATAGATGAATGGAAAAATTTTTACAAAAATAGAACACCAGAGGAATTTAGAAGTATAACATATTGGGATAGATTAACTGCAGGATATTGGGGGATAAATGAGGGATTAGCCGATTTATATTATAGGGGATTTAAAAAATATAATGTATGACAATATTTAATTGGCTAAATGAAATAACAGTTAAAAAATCACCACCAAATAGTTTTACAGAGGAAGATTGGAATGGTTGGAATTCATATATGGTGCATAGATTTTTATCTATGAATATGAATTATATTGACATAGTTAATTTTGTTCAAAAAATAAACCCCCAAAATAAAAAAGAAATTTATACTATTTATAGAGAGATGATTCCAAAAAGAAAAATTTGGAATAAATATATAAAAAATCAAAATAAAAAAGATACTGCTGAATTATCTAAAATTATAGCTAGTAAATTATTAGTTGGAAATAATGAAGCAAGTACGTATATTCCCCTATTAGGAAAAAGTGGAGTCACTGAACTATTAAGTGATCTGGGTTATGAAAAAAAAGAAATAACTAAATTAATAAAAACAATATGAACATACAAGTATACAAATTTTTAAAAGCAGAAGCAGAAGCTGATAAAGCTAAAGCATTAGCTAGTATTCAATTATTGACAAATCATCCAGCAGGTATAGGTGACCACTCAACAAAAGATTATTGGGATAATTGCAATGAAGCCCTTAAATTATTAGCATCAGCTGATGAAAGACTAGAAATATTAGAAAAATATTTTAACAATAAAGAACAAGTTAATGGATAGTAGAAAAGCTTGGGAATTTACCCAGGAAAAAAAAGTTGAAGCAGTAAAAACATCTCCAACAGTAGAAGCATTTGAAACAGAATACCCAGAATTATCTGAGGAGTTTAAGCAAATTACAAAAGAAATGTACGAGATGTTTGCTGCAAAACATATGGATTATGGATTAAATAATATTGCTTTAGGTGGTGATATTATTAATAATAAAGATGATAAAAAATTCTCACTTACTGGATTAGCAATTAGACTAACTGATAAAATAAGTAGATTAAAAAATTTATTAGTTAATGGTAAAAATTATGTTAAAGGAGAAGGAATGGAAGACACGTTTATAGATATAGCTAATTATGGTATTATTGGCTTATTAGTAGGACGTGATAAGTGGAAAAAATAATGGCCAAAAAAATACCTAAAATAGTTAAGGAGATTATAAATAATCCCCCACAAGAGGTTGATTATTCATATCAGAAAAACATATCCTATTCTCAAATATCTATGTTTAATCAATGTCCTTATAAATGGAAATTACATTATAAGGATAAAATAAGTCAAAGAGATACTTCTATATATTTAGTATTTGGGATAGCTGTACATGAAGTAATACAAGAATACTTAACTGTATTTTATGAACAATCAAAAGTAAAAGCTAATGAAATAGATTTAGAAGCTAAATTTCAGGAAAAATTTACTGATGCTTATAAAATGCAATATAAACAAAATAATAATTTACATTTCTCGAGTGCAGAAGAAATGAGAGAATTTTTTGAAGATGGAGTAGCTATACTTGAATTTTTTAAAAAAAGAGTATCACAATATTTTTCTAAAAGAAACACTTACTTAGTTGGAATAGAATTACCTATTATTAATACACCTAATAAAATGTTAAATAATATTTTATTTAAGGGTATGCTAGATATTGTTCTATATAATGAAGTATTAGATGAATTTACTATCATAGACATCAAAACCAGTACTAGAGGTTGGCATAGTAAAATGAAAAAAGATGAACATAAACAATTTCAACTTATTTTATATAAACAATATTTTTCAACACTATATAATATTCCATTAGAAAAAATAAATGTAAAATTTTTTATAGTTAAAAGAAAATTATGGGAAGAAAGTGATTGGGCACAAACTAGAATACAAGAATTTAGTCCACCTAGTGGTAAAATTAAATTAGGTAGAGCTAAAAAATATGTAAAAGATTTTATGTCTCATGTATTTGATTCCCGTGGAAAAATAAAAGAACAAAACTACCCCTGTAATTGTGGGTATTGTGTGTAATTTTATAGATCTGCATATATGTATAGACAAATATAATAAAATAAAAATTATGACAAATTCAAAAGAAATGACACTAACTAGTGTTAAAGTAAAAAGTGATTTATTTGAAAATTTTAAAATTGAATGTGTAAAACGTAAATTTAGTTTCCAAAAACTAGCTGATCGTTCTTTATACTTATATTTAACAAATGAAGATTTTAGAAAACAAATTAATTCACAAGTAAAATTAGATCTAGACTAGTAATATTAAAAACAGTTATTAAAAATGAAAGAAGGTTATATTAAAAAAGAAAATAGGAAAAAAATCCTATTACTAACAGATGATATTAGAGTTCATTCTGGAGTAGCTAATGTAGGTAGAGAAGTAATAACTCATACTGCTCACAGATATAATTGGGTTCAAATGGCAGGAGCCATTAAACACCCAGAAAAAGGAAAAGCTACTGACTTATCACCCTCTATTAATAAGGATGCAAATATTGAAGATTCTAGTGTAATACTTTATCCAGTTGATGGATATGGTGATCCTAAATCATTAAGAGAAATTATTAAACTAGAAAAACCAGATGCATTATTTTTAATAACAGATCCTCGTTATTTTGAGTGGTTGTTTAAAATTGAAAATGAAATTAGGTCTCAAATACCTATAGCATATTTAAATATTTGGGATGATTTACCTGCTCCGATGTATAATAGAGAATTTTATGATTCATGTGATGCTTTATTTGGTATATCTAAACAAACAGTTAATATTAATAAATTAGTATTAGGTAAAGAAAAATGTAAAAGTAAAGTTATAAAATATATCCCTCATGGGTTAAATAGTAATACATTTAAACCGTTAGATATTAATGATAAAAACTTTAAAGAAACAAAAGATAAAATTAATAATGGTCAAGAAAAGGATTTTACATTATTTTTTAATTCAAGAAATATAAGAAGAAAATGTATACCTGATACTTTATTAGCTTGGAAAATTTTTATGGATGGTTTAACTGAAGATGAAAGAAAAAAATGTAATTTTATTTTACATACCGATGCAGTAAATGATGCAGGTACTGATTTAGTAGCCGTAATGAATTTTCTATTTCCAGAAAAAGGTGGTGGTAATTTAATTCTATCATCTCAAAAATTAACAAGAGATCAATTAAACCATTTTTATAATTTAGCAGATGGGGTAATATTACTTTCATCAGCTGAAGGATGGGGACTATCATTAACTGAAGCATTATTAACAGCAACTCCAATTATAGCTAATGTAACTGGAGGTATGCAAGATCAAATGCGTTTTGAAGATAAAGATGGAAATTGGATTGATTTTGATGAAAATATTCCTTCAAATCATAGAGGTACTTATAAAAAATGTGGTAAGTGGGCATTACCTGTATTTCCTACAAGTTTATCATTAGTAGGTTCACCTAAAACTCCTTATATTTGGGATGATAGATGTACACCTGAAGATGCAGCTAAACAAATTAGAAAATTATATGATATGAGTAAAGAAGATAGAAAGAAAATAGGTAAAGCTGGATATGACTGGGTAACAAGTAAAGAAGCTGGGTTTACAGCTCAAATTCAGGGTAAAAGAGTAATTAAAGGAATGGATGAATTATTTAAAAAATTTAAACCTAGAAAATCATTTACTTTTACTAAGGATACAAATATAGAAAAAAAAGTTTTAAATCATAAAATAATATACTAATATGAAAAATACATTTGTTGTAAGTTGCCCAATTGATACTTTTAGTGGTTATGGTGCTCGTTCTAGAGATTTTGTAAAGGCATTAATTGAATTAGATAAATATGAAGTATCTATTATACCTCAAAGGTGGGGTAACACACCAGAAAATTTTATTGAACAAAATAAAAAAGAATGGGGGTTTTTACAAAAACACATAATACCCAATTTACAGTCTAAACCTGATATTTGGTGTATGATAACTGTTCCTAATGAATTTCAACCTGTAGGAAAATATAATATTGGTTTAACAGCTGGAATGGAAACA